TTCCAGGGCTGACGCTGCGAGGCATGTTGATCTCAGTGTTTTGACTCGCCTTGATGCCCTTCCAGACATGAGCGGGAATAACACTACCGCTGGAAGGAGCCTTCCAGTCGCCAAACGAAGGCGCCTTGATTTCCGATAATTTGCCCGCAGCGCTCAAGAATCCTTCTGTTCCTAGCTCGTTAACGGTATAGGTGGAACCACCAGAAACAGGGCCACCAGCAAAACGTACACCAGAGTTGCCACCAGTACCACCACCACCAGCGTTTATCTTATCCATCTCTTGCCTAATCAATTTAACTTTGTTTAGCTGGCGGGTTAAGGCGCCCTTTGTGGTCCTATCAGCGGCAGCCGAGATGTCTCCCTGAGTGTCAACCATTTTCCTCATTTCCCATTCAATATCTTCAACAGCTTGCTGCTCTTTTTTGTGGGCTTTTTTCAGTTCATCGATCTGCTTCAAGGCGGCTTTAGTGACGCTCTTGCGCTTCTCTTTTTCTTCGTCAATCATGTCATCATATGCGTTCTGTGCCTCTTTCTTTGCGTCCTGAATTGCCCGAATGTCTTCCTTCTCTTGTTGAGTCGCCTCTTTCTTTTGATCGACAAGGCCTTGAACGGCACTCGCGATATCTTCAAGGGCTTGCTGTTGTGCCTCTTGCAGTTCCTTAACACGCTCTTTCTCTTCTGCGTCTAGTCTTTTCTTCTCTTCTGCCTGCTCCTTCTCCTTCTTTGCTTTATCCTCTTCAAGTTTTTTCATCTCTTCAGCGTACTGCTTCTCTAGTTGAGCCTTCTCCTTGCTGTTTAGGATTGATTCGAGTTGAGCTTTCAGTTCCTGCTTTTTGTACTGATCAGTCTCCGCCGCGATCTGTTTGTTCAGCTCGCGTATCTGCATCCTTTCAAGCTTTTGCTTCTGAGGCCCGTTGTCGAGGCTACCAAGTGAAGCGCTATGCCTTTGTTTTGCCTTGGCTATCGCTGCATCTATCTGAGCCATCTCCTTAGAATGAGCAGCATCCATCTCCGCTTTCACTTTGGAGTAGTAGTCCTTAACCGCTTCTATTCGGTTTGAGTAAAACGCTTTGACTGATTCTTTTTGAGAATTCAAGGCAGATATTTCTTTGTCAATACTGTTTTTTACTTCTTCTGCTGAGCGTTTAACGGAATCAATTTTCGCGTCGTAGACCCTATCTGTTGCTTCTTTCTGCCTTTCAAGGCCAGCAATCACGCTATCAATAGCGGCGAGCTCTTGATCCTTGGCCGAATTTATAGTTTCAATCTTGCGGTTCATCAACTGTTCATCCCGTTCCAGTTGCTTGTTTCTTGCCTCCACCATCTGGCCGAGTTTTTCGTTTTCTATGTCAAGTTCTTTCTGCGCTTGTGCCTGCAAAGCTGCGGTTCTTCTGGCCATTATTTCTGCTTCTTTCTTGGCATACTCCTCTTGTGTAATTGCGCCTGTTCTTTGCTGTTCAGCTAAGTTTTTTAATTCATCGTTGTATTTTGCTAATTCCGCCTTAGCTCCAGTTGTTTCGTCGCTTAGCTTAGAAAAAATATCGATAGACTTGTCAAAATTGTTATTTAACGCTTCGCCTGCTTGTTCTAAGCCCTTCAATATGCCGCCGAGGCCGGGGATATTCTTTAGGGCTTCGTAGAGCTTCATAAGTCCTTGTACGGCAAGGTCGATCGCTTTCATGAGCATGCCGAATCCCAGGAGTAGCTTATTAACCGCAACTTTAGCGATAACCCCGAGAACATGGCCCAGACCCTGGAACAAGGCCTGAATACCCGGCATTTCCGTGGCAATTTTCGTGAAAACCTGAATAAAAGCCGCGTAAATCTTCATCAGCTCTTTGCCGAGTGGAGCTAAAGCCTTGCCTACTGATTCTAGTCCAATAGAGGTTAGTGTCTGCAGCTTAGCATTCAACTGGTTCAGTGTCATTCCACCTTCTGAACCCATCTTAGTAATGGCTTGCTGAGTGTCGCCAATAGAACGCAAGAACTTAGTACGAATCTCTTCGTTAATCGCCTCAAATGCTTCAAGGAAAATACCAGAGGTGATTTCGCCGTTTTTCATGGCGGTCTCGAAGTCGGTAATACCCTTATTTGCGGCAAGCCAATTCTTCAGTTGCCCGCGCAATCCACCATCAAGTTCAGAGAACTGCTGGTTAAGCTCTTCTGACTGAAGCTTGCCTTTACCCATAACCTGAGCAAATGCTTCGATATATCGACCAGTTTGCTCGGTATTCAAGCCAAGCATTGTGGTTCTAGCTGCAAGAGACTTGATCGCGCCCTCTGTATCCTTTAAGGTACCACCGGACTCAAGGATAGCAGGGCCCAAACGACGGAAGGCTCCCTCAATCTTGCGAAGAGAAACACCATAGCTTAGTGCAATATTTTTAGCGGATCCTAGGATGGCATTCTGAGCCTGTATGCTTTGTCCTAGGCCGTCAAAGGTCAGCTTAATCGCCTGGATGTCCTTGACACGGCCTGTGATCATACCGACAGCGCCAGCAACTGCGGCTAGTCCTGCCACAACAGCGCTGATCCACCCAAAAGCGGCCTGCATGGCCGCCCCTGACGCTTGAATTTTAGCCCCAAAGCCTTTAGCCGCGTTGCCCGCAGCATTTACTTGCCCGCTAAGTCCTTGAACAACCTTAGACTGTTCAGCCCATTTCTTGTTGACGACTGTTACAAGCTGCCCTTGCTTGTTTAGTTCAACATTGTACTGGCTCATCATGGAAAGCTTTTGGCTTTCCTCACGCAGCTGTCCTTTGAGCGACGAAAGAGTACTTACCCGAGTCAATACCCCTTCAAGTCTCTTGACCTCTGCAGTTTGCTCTTTTCGGAGCTGCAGGTTGCGGTTGATAGCCTGCCCGTTCTTGCTCATCGTCAAGCTTTGCTGCTTTAGCAAGTTGAGCTTATCTTTTTGAGCATTCAACTCCTGTTTGACCTTCAGGGCAGACTCGCCCTGGATAGCGACCATTTTTTTGTAGTCGGCAATCATTGGGTCCAACGTGGTGGCCGCAAGCCGCCTGACCTCCTTGAACTGACCGGCAGAACTGCTCGTCTCGTAACTAACTTTAACCGTGGCTTCAGTGTTTTTACCTGACAGCTTGGCCTTCATCTTGGCATCTAGCTGAGCAAGCAGTTTATCATTGCCTGCTGCGACGGCTGCCGCTCCTTGCTGAACCAGCTTCTGGATATCGGCCTCAGCTTTTGTGGCTGACTGACGGTCTATCGTAGGAACGATAAAAAAGTTCGTACCCTTGGTTACGTCAGCCATTTACCAAATACCCTTGCTGGCTTTAGCTTTCCATAAAAAAAAGGGCTTGTAAGGCCCTTGGTGTTTTTTGCCGTAAGTTCTATGGTTACGGACTTAGGAAATGGATTCAACTTCACCATTGTAAATTCCTGACCCGCCACCAGTGGTTTCAGTGATAACAACGGACTCACCAACCTCGAAGTTAGTACCCGGGTCGGTAATTGTAACACTGCCGGAGATTTCTCCGCCGACAGTATTGACTGTGCCCTGAGCTGTATCACCATTGGTTCCACCTAAGATGGAAACAGGTACTGCCGTTGCGTCAGCGTTGGCCGGAGAGAAAAACTCTGTTAGGGTAAAGTTGTTCAGGGTGGCGATGCCACCCGTAGAACCTCCAGTCAGCTAACTAGCAAGAGTCAGGTGGTAAGGACCGTAACCGGTGAGTGTACATTCCCAGGACACGATGCTCGTAACTTCGTTAGACTCGGTGTAGCCAGTCAAGGTACCGTAACCCTCAACAGTCTCAGTGGTGCCAGTAGGACCAACACGCTTGAAAGCAACGCGAAGACCGTCAGCCACGGTATTCTGCTCGGTCAGGCGAAGAACCTTGTAAGCAGCGTCGTTGAAGTCTGCAATACCAGAAAGGGAGATACTGAAGCTCTTGGTGGTAGCTACGGCTTGAGAATAACCTTTGGTCTCGTCGTCGTAGGTGTAGATCTCTTCAGAACCGGTATCAGTCTCAAGGGCAGCGTTTGTCAAACTGGCCAAACGGATGCCAGCATCAGTGCCGTCCATCGCGTAAGCAACGGAATCTACAGTGAAGATACCATTACTATAAGAGACGGTAGCATCGGAAGTAGGAGGGGTGGTGCTGTCGAGCGCTGGGTTGCTCGCAAAGTCGGTGATCAGAGAGTTCTGAACAGGGACAATGTAAAAATCGTAGCCAAATGCGGCTGAAAAGTTTGCCATAGGAGAAACGGGCGAAAGCCCGCACGAAGGTACCTCAGACCCGCATGGGGCCGTTGCCTTAGATTGCCAAACCCTTTACTCTGCCAAAATCGGCATGTCGCCTTTAATTACTAGCATAGTCTGAACCTGTGCTCCAATCCCGTCTGCTACCGCAACAGTTTCAAAGCTTGTAGAACCCGCAAAGCGCTGCATGGCACGAGCGACCGCAGCAGTTAACTCCAATCCAGTGGCGGGCTCCCAGCAAATAAAGAAGACTTTCCAGTCAATGTATATGTCGGATCCTGAAGTCAAATAATCGCGGCGCTTTACGTCGGCTGCATCATGAATAACAACTTCGACGCCGCCGATCTTTTTGATAGCAGGTAAATCTTGTCCTGGGGTGACGACAGATATAGCAGGAGCAGTCTGACCAGCCCGGAAGGAGTATTCTCCGATCAAAAGAGGGAAACTACTGTCAGCCACCAAAGTGTCGTAGATAACCTGTGCTGAAGTAGGAAATTGCTGTGCCACAGGCTCAAAAATGCTATTTTAGTTTACCTGGCTGGTACCATAGAGATAGACATACCACCCGGAGGCCAAGCGCTGATGAAAGAACATTTCTCCAGTGGTGTCGTCTTTACTAAGATCTGAGATGCACCGATCCCAGGATTACCTCCCCGTTTACGAGAGGATTTCAGATTATTTGTACAACATGTCAGCCCTGACACGCCGAGAAGCTCGCCACCAATGGCGCACTGCTATTAAAGAATGCTGGAACAATCGTTGCGCCTACTGCGGTGCTACACCTATTGTCGACGAATCTCTTACAGACTTGACAATTGATCACGTCAGGCCTAAGAGCAACGGAGGTGAGGACAGGACCACGAATTGTATTCCCGCTTGCCAAAAATGCAACCAAGACAAGTCTAGTCAAGAATGGATGGCCTGGTTTCGAATGCAGCCCTTCTACACCATCGAAGCAGAGTGGCGCATTCAACAATGGCTAAAAGGCGGGATCAACGGCTTTGGCCCGTACTCCGAGGAGGACGTCAAAATCGTTGAAGAATACGCCAATAAGATGATTGGAGAGTGGCCCTCTAGCTGAGGGTTACATCCTCCTCTGCAATGACCTTGGTAGGAATCTCGGGCAACGTCAGGTCGTAGAAGTTACCAGCAGGATCCGAGAAGGTTCGGACCTCGCCTGACGCCGATTCCAAGGCAATAAGGAACCCCTTGTACCCCGCCTCTGTTTTGCGCGGACCGACAAGGATGGCATCATGCGCAAAAAGCGCATATTGACCCCCTACTCTGCCTCGGGCAGAAGGAGCAACATCCTTGTAACAGAACAACGCCCAGCCAGGCAGTTCTTTGGCTTTGATCATATGAACATAGCAGGCTGCGTAGTACCCCGCAGGTCCTTGGCCCTCCAAAGGCTTGAACATTGCAAAATCTAACGGGCTTGCAGGTTTCTTGCTGCTTTTAGGATCTCTTTGACTGTTTGCGTAAACTGCAGTATTAAGAGCCACTGGCAATTCAAGCTCATGCAGCTCTGTACGACGCAGATCCAGCATCTTGTGATAACCCCTCAGAACATATTCGTAAGGTAGCTGGTAAAAGCGATCCCAAGAGTACTCAGGGTCTCCTGGGAATGCCTTTTTCATCTTCCAGTAAATGTCCTCCCAGTCGGGCTCGACACTTTCACCAGCGCCTACTTTTTTTCGATTTCGCCAAGATCCTCGCTGTCAGGACCCTCTTCGTCGCCTTTGTCGACAAGGCGCTCCAGGCTCTTCATCTCTTCGTCCCTAAAAAGGCCCGACAAGGCGTCTACAAGGTCTTCGTGGAGGTCGATGACGTCAGTCATCCCAATCTCATCATTGACGCGATACAGGAGCATACAGTAGGCAGCCATAAGCTGCTTCTTTTGCTCGCTCGCCATCATCGTTGTTGCAAGTTCAGCAATTTCGTCAGCGAACTCGTCGGCAATAGGATATTCACACTTTTCGGGCTCACTGACAGCCAGTACGACCTGCTGATAGGCGTCCTGCTGGCCTAGCTCGAACTTAGCGCCAACAGCGCGAGAGATCCTCATTACCATTTTCAATACATCGTCCTGAGCGTTGACATTCGCCATGAACGATTTCTCTCCTACAGTTAGGAATCCCTTGCGCTCGATCTCAATTTTACCGCTAACATCGCTGCCTAGCGTCTCAATGCGAGAGTTGACCCTAGGTGCGACCACGAAAGGAAGCTTACTCATTAGGGATACCAGTTAAAAACTGGACTAGAGTACCTATTACAGGTTACGCTTAAGAAAATCATCAAAATCAAATTGAGCAACAGGCCCATCCCCGTACAAAACAGAAGATATCCATGGCCGAGGCGGCAGGTAGATAGGCCTTGCTGATGTGTTACCGTAAGGCTGAATATAGCCGCCATTGTGAACGATATTTGCGTAAGAAGCGCCATAGGACACGCTGATACCACCATCTACAACTGCGACCTTCACGGATCTCGCTAGCTCCCCGGTATCGTAGATGTCCCTAGCACCACCCTTCCAGCTCCACACACTAGATTTTAAAGCCTCAGTGAGAGCAGCTTCAACCTCTTGAGCCAGATTGGACATTACCTCATTAAGTCGCTTCTCTGCTTCAGCTAGCATGCTTTCTTCGTCAATGGCGTCGACGACCTTTTCCGTCTTAGCTTTAAAGCCAATAGGGAGACCCATCTTAAGACCTATAACAGGTACCTTCAACTCTCCCAGATACCCCTTACTGTTGCCTAGAGTTTTTGCTAAGTTATCGGTTGTATTGACTTTCATTAGTTCTGAAGCTCTGTACCAGTAAGCTGGATTTCAACGCCGCCAATCTCGCTATAGATAATCTGGTCAATCCCTTGGCCGCCGTATCTACCGCTAGACCGCTGAATTTTAGCTGCTGGCATGATCTGGTCATCGCCAAAGCGGAAACGGCACGCAGTACCAGTGGCCAGCCAATCGTACTGCGTTGTTACCTGGACCCAGGTAAAGCCAGTCTCGTCTCCAACCAATAAGTCGTAGTCAGCAGGAACCGTAGTAAAGTCTAAAGCATAGCCACGATAATAGAACTGGTCGCCACTTGCTCCAGGCATCATTTGTCCATCGAGCTGGCTAGACAGGGGAATGGGTTTAGATCCTGAAGAGACCCCACTGTACTGCTGCCTATTGATAAAAAGACGCACAAGGTAAGAATCCCCCGCAGCCTCCACCCAACGGCCATTCACAAGGCTCACAGCGCCCAATGAGGGCACTAGCAGCCTTCCGTTCTGGTATGGAAGCAACGGAGACGTACTAGCCATGGGATTCTCATAATCCACCTAGTCTTCCAGTACGCGCCCCGCGCCATTTTCAGCTTACCTTCGGACTTCGTCCTCGCTACGCTTATGTACGACACTTACTACAGAACTCGATTTCACCACTTAAATACTTAGCATAAGCAGCATTCATTGGTACAAACTCTTCACAGCTCTTGCACCATACTTGAACAATCTCTGCCTTACCGATAGCAGCCATCATCTCATTAACTTCTGGTGAATTTTCAGGATGACCAGACATAGTGGCTTGCAATAAAGTTGCCTTATAGTACCATCAGGAACGAATCAGACTGGCATGACCTGCATGTCCTCCGCTTCCACCGCCCGGTAAAACACTGCCAAGGCAAGAGCAAAACGCAAAATAACGCGCAATTTCAGCCCGAATGTTGGCTTTTTCCTGGGTTGTGCCTGCTACACCGTTACCGACAACCTCCCACTCCAATACATCGGCTTTAACCAGTACCTTACCCTCAGTATCACCTAAATTCTGGTTGGATTCTGCCTGATCAGCTGCCTCATACTCATCTAAAAGAGCCCTTACACGCAAAACCGCAGCGTCAGACATCTCCTGGAGCTGATTCATACAGCTCTGAGTGCAATCAAGTACATAAGTGCCAAATGGTAACATCAAACACTCGATAATACGCAGATCATCGCCTGCTACCCAGCTTCCTGAAGTGTCTAAAGCCATCACTGGTACTCTATGCGGTCAAAGTTAGTCTGCCAACCTGTTATAATGAAGGAACTAGCTGGTCGACAAATGGTAATAAACTCCCTAGCTCTCCTCCTAGCAGTACGCTGCCAATCAGTAGATGGCGCAAAACAGCTCTTAGCCCGCTTCTATCACCAGATGACAGAACAACAGGCTAAAACCTTCATGAATCGCACCATAATGCTTCTGGAACCCAAAGAACGTGATTGGTTGAGAGATCTGGTATAATCCGCTAAACTCGTTTCAGTTTTGGTGAAAAATTTCTAGAGGGGGCGGTCTTACCGCTGGCCCTGCACAATCGGGGGTGGGGGGTTAGATTGACACAGCTTGGGTCGCGGTTTGTTCTACCCTCTACACATTCGAGTTGTTGTCACTCCATAGAGTGTTGCTGTACTGCTTGTAATTACACATGCATCCCAGCTGCAGCTACAGTAGTTTTATCGATTTGCTTCGGTCTTGCCTAGTACCCATAGATATCAATTCTTTATTTTAACATTATGCAGAACATATCATGTCCAATCGTGATA